GCAGGTTATCACCGAGGGTTATCAATGGCAATGAATCCTGAAAAGTATGCTAAGTTCTTTTACGAACAAGGTATATCGGATGCAACAGAAGGAACTATGGCAAATATTAAAAACATTAATATGGGCGAAAGAAAAGTTCCTCAGAACATTTCTCAAAGTGGAGTTAAGGTAAGGGAGGTAAACCAAGAGTCCGGGAACGGATTGAAAATTAAAAGTATTAGAAAAGTTTAACCAAATTAATTAAAAAAAAATGAGTGTATTAGCAACCCCAGGGTACCAATTACAGCCAAGTGCTGAACAGGTAGCCCTTTCAACAAATTATATTACCAATTTCGACTTTTTGAATCAGTACCTACCTGATACATACGAGAAGGAATTTGAACGTTATGGTAATCGTACAGTAGGAGGATTTTTAAGAATGGTTGGAGCCGAAATGCCATCTAACTCTGACATGATAAAATGGGCAGAACAAGGACGTTTGCATACCAAGTATACAAACTGTTCTACAAGTGGAGCAATTAATGCGGATTCGGCTACTATCACAGTAAGCGATACAGGTGTTACAGCAATTGCAATTCGCGCAGGACAAACCGTTTATATATCCAAAAACTCAACTGGTGAAGCAAACAAAGGTATTGTAACGTCAGTAGACACTACTTATAATACATTTACAGTTGCTTACTACGAAGCTGGCGGACAAACATTTGCCGTGTCTTCAACTGTTACAGTTTGGGTATACGGTTCTGAATTTAAAAAAGGAACCGAAGGAATGATTGGTTCTTTAGAGGCTGAAGATGAGTTTTTTGAAAATTCACCAATTATCCTTAAAGATAAATATGCTGTGAATGGTTCAGATATGGCTCAAATTGGATGGGTAGAAATAACTACTGAAAACGGAGCTACAGGTTTCCTTTGGTATATGAAATCAGAACACGAAACACGTTTACGCTTTGATGATTATCTTGAAACATCAATGATTGAAGCTGTTCCTGCTGAAACTGGTTCAGGTGCTGCAAACGCATCTTTAAATCCTACTTACGGTAACAAAGGTTCTGAAGGTATGTTTTATGTTATCAATGACAGAGGAAACGTTTGGGGTGCGGGTAATCCAACCACAATGGCTGATATTGATACTATCCTTTCTCGTATGGACAAACAAGGAAGTATCCAAGAGAACGTACTGTTCTTAAATCGTGCATTCTCTTTGGATGTTGATGATATGCTTGCAGCACAAAATAGCTATGGTGCAGGTGGAACATCTTACGGATTGTTTAACAATGACAAGCAAATGTCTCTTGACCTTGGATTTACAGGTTTCCGTAGAGGTTCTTATGACTTCTACAAGCAAGACTGGAAATACCTAAACGACCCTACAATGCGTGGTGGTTTGTTTGCGGGTGGAGCAGCAGGTGTTGTTGGTACAGTAAATGGAGTTATGGTACCTGCGGGTTCTACAACTGTTTACGATCAAGTATTGGGTAAAAATGCAAAACGTCCGTTCTTACACGTTCGTTACCGTGCATCTCAAACCGAAAATCGTAAGTACAAAACTTGGATAACAGGTTCAGCAGGTGGTGCAGCAACTAGTGATTTAGACGCAATGGAAGTTAATTTCCTTTCAGAACGTTGCTTATGTACTTTAGGTGCAAACAACTTTATGTTATTCCGTTACGGATTGTAACAAATTTTTTATAATAGCAGGGGTGAAAATCCCCTGCTTTTTTTAACTTTAATTTAATTAAATATGTCAACAGTAACACACACAGGTCCTAAGGACAAAAGCTATAGGCTTAAAAGTAAAACCGCTCCAAAATCTTTTATATTGGCAGCAAGAAACACTAAGAGTTTTTCATTATTGTATTTTGATGAAAAAAAGAACATTAATCGCCCATTAAGATATGCGGTAAACCAAAGAAGTCCATTTGAGGATGAGCAAGACGGTGAGTTTATACTTGCACCAATTATCTTTGAGGATGGATTTTTAAATGTAGGAAGAACCAATCCTGTATTACAGGAGTTCTTACATTATCATCCAGGTAACGGAAATGTATTTGAAGAAATTGATGCAGAAAAAGACGCTAATAAAGAGATTGAAAAATTAGATTTAGAGGCAGATGCTATTATTGCAGCAAAGGGGTTAAAAATAGACCAAATGGAAAACCTTATACGTATACTATTTGGAAGAGACCCTTCAACAATGGACTCAGGAGTAATCGCAAGAGATATTAAAGTTTATGCAAGGAACTATCCAAAAGAGTTTTTAAACACAATGAATGACCCTGAATTGACTCATAAATCAAGTGTGCGTTCATTCTTTGATAAGAAATTCTTAGCATTTAGGAATAATCAAACAGCGGTTCATTTTAATTTTACAACAAACAAAACAAGAATGCTTGCTATACCATTCGGGCAAGACCCTTATGATGCAACAGCTTCATTTCTTCAATCTGACGAAGGGATTGAGATATTGAAAATGCTTGAAGTAAAAGCAGCAGAATAAAATAATAGATTAAACATTAAAAACTCTATCATTAATTTGATAGAGTTTTTTTTATTTTAGTATTGTATATTTAAGAATGTATTTGTAATTTTGTCCTATGTTAATTCCGCTAACATCAGAAAACGGCTTCAATAGCAACCTAAATACGATATTTGGAAAAAACCTTACTGGCGGAATCGGTGAGGTTTTTTCATTTATTAATTTTTGTTGTTATGGTAGAAAATAGAATTTGGCTACCGAGAAATTTAATTAAAGAATCTGTTAATAGCGGAACTTTAGAAGCGTTAAACACATTTTGCCGTTTAAGAATCAACAAAACTCCTTATTGTGAGTATTCAATAAAAACCCTTTGTAAGCAATTAAATTTATCAAGCGGTTCTTTGTATCGTCATTTGTCTTTTATGCGTTCCAATGGGCTAATTTCAATCAATAAAGGGTTTATTTATTTTGTAGGTGCAACTAATTTAAGCAGACAGTTTAAATCTTGCTTAGTTCCAGTTTATTTATCTACCAATAAGAAAAAACAACGCGATTTATTAAGATACCCTTTAGTGGTGCAAAATATTAAATCACAAGAAAAAGCTATTAAAATCAAAGAAAACATCATAAATATTGAAGCTAAGTCTTTTATTACATCCACCGAATTTAAGTATGTAAGAAAGATGAAGAAACTTTTAATCAATGAAAAATCTTTTGATAAAAATACAAGTATAAGTAATAATAAATTTGGTGATATTTGTAATAGGTCAGAATCATCAGGTAAACGATTACAAAAAAGTTTAAACGAATTAGGATTAATAAAATCTGAAAGTCAATTTAAGTATATCGGTAATATGTTAAAAATTAATAAGACAATATTTAACTCTTTATCTTTAGGTAGTGGTATTCTATTATCTAAGAAAGGATATGCTTATCAGAAATTAGCTAACAGGGTATCTTACTTCAATATAGTAATAGTTCAAAAATGAATAAAATATGAAAATAACAGAAATTGTACTACAATTAAATGGATTCAAATGTAAAGATGGGGTTTGGAGTAAAATTTACTTTATATTTGATCGAGATGATGTTTATGAGCGAATAATTAAAACATTACACCTTGAAGAATGGAAAAATGGATGGGATGTTGAAATATCAGAATGTTATAGAAATGAATTAAAGCCAACGCTAGTGAACATTTGTACATTAAAAAACTTTAAACAATTACAAGATTTATATTATATTATATCAAATGAACGACTTTTAACTATTTAAAAATGTACAACGACTACTACCAAAAAGAAAGCAGATGGTCAAAATTAACTCCCGAACAATGGAAGATAATTTTAGATAATGAACAAAGGAGAATTTACAATTTGCCGAGTAACGCCGAAATAAAGTTAGTCAAATAAAACAATATATTTTTTTATTAAATTTAATATAACTTTGCTAAAAGATTTAGCAGATGATAAACTCAGTAAGGTCAACAGTATTATCAATACTTAATAAAAACAATTTTGGTTATATAAGCCCAGCCGATTTTAATAATTACTGCAAACAAGCTCAATTAGAAATATTTGAAGATTATTTTTCTAAAATAAATAAGCAAATAAACTTTGAAAATGTTCGCCAATCAGGAACAGATTATGCGAACTTAGTAAAGAAAATATCTGAGGACATAGAGTATTTTTCATCTACTAACTTTCTTTCACACTTCGCAAATAACATATTTTATATGCCAAGTTTATCTACAACAGGAGATAGTTGGTTTATGACAGGCAAAATTCTTTGTTATACAAATGAATTAGCTACAGGAAATACTTCATCAGTTGTAGTTAATCAATTAGTAGATACAGCAGGAGCGTTTACATCAAAAGGAATTGTAGCAAATGATATAGTTGTAAATGTAAGCACAGGAGACATTGCAAGAGTAATTTCAGTAGTAAGTGCAACAGTAATATCATTGACAGCAGATATATTTACCTATGCGCCTGAAGATTATTTAATATTAGAATCAGCTTCTGTAAAAGAAGCAGAAAAGGTAACTCACGGTAAAGTAACTATGCTAAACACATCTAATTTAACAATGCCAAATAACACTTTCCCGGCATACACATTAGAAAATAGTTTTATCACAGTATATCCTAGCACGGTTAATAGTAAAGGCCAGGTTTTATCACAGTATACACGCTACCCTAAAGACCCTAAATGGACTTACGTTTCATTAATCGGTGGTGAACCGAGTTTTGACCAATCGCAGCCAGATTATCAAGATTTTGAATTGCCTCAAGAAGAGGAGCCAAATTTAATTATTAAGATACTTGCGTATTGTGGAATATCAATTAGAGAAACAGAAGTTTATCAGTTTGCTAAAATGGAAGAACGCGAAAATGACGCAAAGTAACATGAATACATTATAATAAAAACCATGGCATACATATCACAGTTTAAATATTATACTAATAACGGGGTTGCGCCAACAGATGCTAATTTCGGATCATATCAATATGTAAGTTTATTTGACATTGTAAATAACTTTATGTTGATGTATAATGGCAATCATTCGTTAGTTAATAATGAAGAAAGGTTTAAGGTTTTGTTTCACGCCAAACGTGCAATACAAGAATTAAATTACGATGCGTTTAGAGAAGTAAAAACACTCCAGTTAACGGTATCTGATGACCTTAGATTTATACTTCCATCTAATTATGTTAATTGGGTAAGAATTTCTATGTATAAAGATGGCTATATAAGGCCGCTTACTGAAAACATACAAGTTATGTCAACGATTCAGTACGAACAAAACATTAACGGAACTATTGTATTTGATATAAATGATAATGTGGTTTATATAGACCCTTCAAGATTAAATGAAGATAGATTAGATGGGGTGCAAAAAAGCATTTACTTAAATTCTTCAAATCCACAAAACGGAAATTTAGGATGGAACATTGATGGTGCATGGT